CATACGGAAACGCTGGCTGGCTGGGATGTGGATTGATTCTGAGGTCATAACATCAATGTCACGACTGAACTCAGTCATTAGCGCCCAAAGTGCTTCGCAGATCGTGGAAATGCCGATGGCGTTAATAACAACATCCGAGAGTTCTTCAAGAGTATGTTTTAAGTTAACCGTGTGTTTTTCAACGGCGCGCTGAGCGTAAAAAGAAAGGTCATCTGGGGTAACCCATTCATAATAGTAACCCTCAACTAACAGTGTGGTGCTTGACGACAGGGTGTTAGACAGACGGACAACACCATTACGGGAGTCAATCGTGTATTCGCTGGGAGCCAATGTTGAGGCTGATCCTGAGCCTGAGTACTTGGCAACCCAAATAGTGCTGGTGTCAATGTTGATATGACCCAACTCATATGTACGCCCTACTACGGGAAAAGATACCTGAAAGAACTTCGGGAAATCTCGTAGATAGGTTCTTGCAATTGTTTCAACATCTGTGATGGTTGCCATGAACACCTATCTTACTATTGATCGCCGGAACCTGCTCCCGGAATTGAGTCTTGGGCGGCCTGATTAACGCCAGGTTGGGTATCACGCAGTCGGTGGACCATAAAACCGCGCTTCAGAATGATCTGCTCCGCGGGTACATTTTCAACTGGTTCAATCGGTGTATCGCTCATGTGTGGCGAATAAACCAGCGAAAGCGAATGCTTTTAGAAAGGATACTGAATGCACTAGTAGAACCATTACTGCTCGTAGTACCTGCAACAGTACCCACATCAATAGTAGTAGTTGTACTACCAATACTAGTATTAATTGCTAATGATGTGGGGATAGTAATTGTGGCAGAACCACCAGTACTAGAACTACCAGTAGTGGTATCAGCAATTTGCTTAATAGCCATACCACTACCACCCTGTTGACTATAAGGTGGGATTACCCAACCTGAAGTATCATAAGTATTTGTAATACTCACAGGGAATGCGCGATTAGGTGCCGCCTGACCATCGTAGGTGTAATGACTGTGTGAGGTTCCGGTAACAGAACCAGTCAAGGCAGTGGCAGTTGAGGGGTAACCAGTCTTAGTACCAAAACTTGTTGTTCCAGATTTGTTACCAACTACGGTGCTGTATGTATGGTCGTGGGCGGGGAGTGTAGACAGGCCCAGAGTAGCCGTGTTTGACGAACTTGCTGTCTTGCCATCTGTGTTAATTTGTGCCGCAGTTGCACCAACTACACCAGTATCAGCAACTAGGTTTGGTAAGTAAAAAGTATCTCCACTGGTTGGGAATAAACCAGTAGATGGATTAGGAAAAGAATAACCAATAGCATTAAATAATGATAGATATTTATTAGATTCGCCACTCTTAGATAATCCCTGACCATTACACTCAAGATAAAAAGCGGCATTGGGGGATGCGGTGGTGTTATGCGTACCAGCAAAGGCAAAAATGCCACCAATGGGAATCTTTGCGCCTTCAACATCAACCGTTGTTGATAATGCCGACCAACCACCCGAGGTCGTTCTAACATAAGTAACTCCACCAGAGATAACAGTATCTCCAATGACATCCTTAGCATTAGTTGTAGGAGCAGACGCAGATGCATAGGTAACGGGCGCTGAGTTTATGATGCGCTTGTCCACAATATTTGCGTCAGTTAAGGAACCCGATGGGATACGATATACAGTCGCAATCAGAGCATCAGTACTTGGGTAATAATTAGAACCAACTAAAGGACTAGTTCCACTAGCAAGAGTGTTAGTACTCTGTGGGAGCGTAGGGTTAGTATCGTTCTCAGCGCCTGATATCAGCGTAAGTGTGGCGGTACTTCCTGCTAGACGAACCACAATGAGGTCAAACCGTGTCTGAGTGGCTACGGCGGGGTTAAAAGAAAGCGCATCAAAAGAGTAGGGCACTCCATTAATAATGGCTACACCAGCGGCAACACTTACTGTGGTGCCACCTGAAACCGTAACCCCACCGCCACTACGGATATAGTTCAGAGTGTTCCCAAGTGCTTCAAAGTCAACCGAGTCGGGTTCGGCTTGGTTAATGTTTGAATACTTGTTAGAAGACCCTGTCGCAGTAGCGTTGGGGACGATCAGTGCCATTAGTTACCTCAAACGGTGTCGTAGATGTTGGAGTGACGCACGAGATAGTCGTACAAGTCACGGGGGAGTTTGTAGCGCTTTCCGTCTACGAACTCAAAAGTGGTACGACCCCAGTACATCTTCCATGTACCTTTAACACGAGCAGTGACAAAGTCACCTGCCTGTGGAGTGGGCGTAGCCGCAATGACAGCCTTAGGGGTTTCTTCCAAGACTTCCACTGCTTCATCAATGTCATCTTGTTGTTCTGCAAACGCCATCGTATTTTTACGCGATGCCATGGTATTTCTCCTATTGTTTGTTGTGTGAAATTATTAATGGTGGGGGATTGCTCCCCCACCACCAACATTACTTTGATCCTGAGGGATCAGGTGAGTGAGCCACCGAGGGTGTTGATAACAACGCGGGATTCGTGAGTAATAACTCCGAAGCCCCAAATTGCGTACCAAGCCAAACCATGCTCACGACCGAAGTCAATGACACCACCGTCACGGAGTTCCACTGGCAATGCAATGGCGTGTCCGAAGGCGTTGTCACCGATCATGATGGCGTTGTAAGCATTGGCATTTTCCTGGAAGCCAGCCGAAGCGTTGCTGTCAAGGGTGGTACCAAGGTCGTACAACGGGGCGCCAGACGCAGTTGCGTCCAAGCCCTTCTTGACCTGTGTGGTTTCAATGAACACGACATCGTAGATACGACCGATTTCACCGAGCATGAAGTTGCCAGGTGCGGCGTACTTCGTGACTTCAATGAATTCGGGCCAGTCGCGGAGCGAACGAGCCTGTGCGGGGTGGACGAAACAGACATAGGTGTCGCCCAAGCGCGGGATGTTCTGACCAGCAAGAACTTCAACTGCGTCCTTGATGGAAGCAGGCGAGAGGTAGCCAGGTGCAGAAGCCGAGCCGAGGGTACCAGCGTCGTACGGGCTGAGTGCGCCACGAGCCGAAGCGGCGGTGCGACCGAAGACAACCGAAGGAGCGACAGCAGCGCCACCACCAAACGGAACGCCAGCCTGGTACAGCGTGTTACGGGCCTGGATATCCATGCTTTGTGCCATGTGGCGACCGAGCAAGCGTGATGACGAAGCCATAACATCGTCAAATGCCGCATTGAGCAAGAGTTCCGTAACGGCAACTGCTTGACCATGTTCGGTCACGGTGATCTGAATCTGGCTTGCTGACAAGGAAACAGGCTCCATACGCACACCTTCGGTGAGCGTGGCGCCTTCTGCTTCGTCAACGCTGAGGTTGTTGTATCGCATGAAGTTGATGGTCAAACCAGGCTGAACGCCTAATTCGGTCTTCTTTACTGCGAACTGCTCAAAGCGCAGAACTGGCATTGCTTGGAACAAGATTTCCTTGGACCAAATTTGTTGAATTGCGGGTGAAAGAGTTGCGTCACTGGAATAACCGGTCGTGGTAATTGAACCAAGACCTGCTCCGGTAATCGCACCTCCTACTGGGGCGGGAAGGGCCATTTTAATATCCTCCGTGGATAGTTAGTTGTTGGGTTATTTGGTTTTAGAAACGGCCTCGGGAGTTCCGAGTCGCTTGCATGAGCCGTTCGCGCATTTTCGTGTATTGATCCATCGGCATATTACGGATATCATCCGCAGACATCGTTTGGTATTCCTGTTGGTTGTCCATTGGCCCAGTCGGGGGCGCAGTTACCTGCGGTCCCCGCAGACGACCACTTTGTGAGGTCGCCTGTTGGATTGATTCAATTATAGCACTACTACGCTCACGAAGTACTGCAATACTGTTTTCAATATCTTCTTCACTATTACCCGCAATAAGGTCAATCAATTCCGGGATAATTGTTTCTTGTTCTTCCGTCAAACGACGCTGACGATAAGACTCAATTTGCTGGATGCGGCGTTCTTTTTCAAGAAGCGCTTCCTGCACCTGGCGCTGTTGTTCCATGTCTTCAAACTTGGAACGCCATTCCTGCTCAACCTGGTTAATGCGGCTGTTGAACTCATCTTCGCGCTTGGCGAGGAGTTCCTTTGCGCTGAGTTCCTGAATCTCACGCTGGCGTAGGATTTCAGACTCAGACTTGGCGCGCTCATCGGCTTCTTTGCGAGCGGCTTCGCGCTCCTGAGCGATGATACCCAATTGCTCCTCAAGGGTCTTGACACGACTGTCAGCGTCTTCAACGCGTCGGTACAACTTGTCCTTCTCCTGACGGCGAATTGCTTCAACCTCAGTCTCAGAGAACACGCGACCCTCAGTCTTGGGGGTTTGCTGTTCTTGGGGTGTGCTTTCAACGGGGATCATAATCCCGTCACCATTAAAGGCGTTACTCATTTTCCTTACCTCTTTGTTGTTGGGCTTTTATTAGCAATTGTTAAATAACGGTTTTATTCTTCGTCGGGCACACGACGCTGGGCAAGCCTTGCTCCGTATGCTCGTTGGATTATGTTGTTAATCATCTGTCCTTCGGCGTCACCGATGCCTCCCATAGGGGCACCTGCTTGTCCTTCGGCTGTATTTTCATCACCAGATACTACACTATTCTCCCCGTCTTGTCCGGGGAAAATACCAGTAGTAATCATTACTGCCTGTTGTATTTGAGCGCGCACCATATCTAGTGCACCTTGGTCCAATGCGTCGTCACGCAATTCCTCAAAGATTTCAAGCAATTTCTCTCGTGGGAACTCTTCACCAAGAGCGCGCAATGCGCCTTCCTTGGATTCTAAACCAAGAGCCATCTTGGCTTGAACTTCGTTAAGTTTGATAAGAACATCAACGGGTAACGGTTCAGGCCAGTGGACTTGGGTTTGGTAGGTAAGCGGGTCGGCGGGGTCAAGTTCATACGCCTGGTCAGGCTCGGGCATTGCCCCAAGACCTGGGTTGTACTGGAGCATTTGAGGCTCAAAGACAGCCGCAGTACGGATGATTACTTCATTGATCTTTTCTAGACCCTTAGTGAAGTGAATCTTCTTTTGGTTGTACTTATTCATCATTGGCTGGTATTGAATAGCCAATGCCACGCCTGATGTATTAGAGACTGGTTGAAACTGACCTAAGGCTGTCTCAGGTACACCAGTAATTTCGTGCATGGCGCGCTTAATGAATGTGATGTATTCCAGTGCACCAGCCATGTTTCCGCTGGATTCAAGGTTGAACACACTGGCTTCCTTAGGAAGACCAGCCCAGACCTTCTTAGGTCCACGCTCTAACTGGCTTGCCTTAGCGCCAGTGATGATAGTGACTGGTGCGGCGTGGTAGTTGATGATGTCCGATACTTCGGTCATCTTTTCGTTTAGTTCGCGGTTCAGAGAGATGATGTCCCAAATGTCTGACTGACCCCATGGTGATGATGAGATAGTCATGTTAGGAATGTGGACAATCGGGATAACACCAATGGCATTGTCGTACTGGTCAATCAGTTCATCATTAATGTACTGCTCCACGGAATCCTCAGTCAGGATTTCGGTAAAGGTGTACACCTGACGGGTGCCCTCAGGGCTGGTGCCCCAAAAGCGGTACTTCAACTTGAACCGCAAAATGCGATCACGGTCGTGTGGGTGGTACTCGGGGAAACAGTGTGCTGGGTTCAGCGGGATAATACGGATACGACCAGCATGAGTAATGCCAGCAGAGTCAACAAAAGGTTCTTCGTAAGCGACCTTGACAAAGCAGTCACCAGTTACTCCAGCCAATTGACCCATTTCCCATAAGACATAGTGCTTAGAGTTATGTTGTTCCCATACTGTTTGTAGCAAATGCGGGATAATGGCTGCGTTCTGTTCTGGCGTTTTGAACTGGATACCCTTACCAAAGCAGAAGTTAGTGATGTAGTCCGACATGGTGCGGACATAGTTCATCGTGATGTTCTGTTCGCCCATCTCACGACGGTAAGACCAGTGGTGACCGAGGTACCATGCCCAGCACGATGAATAGCGGTTTAGGCGCGGTCCATGTACCTCAAATTCCTCATCGGCTAATTCCACCAAGCCCAAAGGCGAG